GGTATATCCAGTACCACCACTAGTAACAGTAGCAGAAATAATTTTACCTCCATCGACAACAATAGAGACCCTACCGCCAGTACCGTCACCGTTAATAGAAACATTATCGTAAGTACCGTTGTTATAACCTGTACCTGCAGCATTAATAACTACAGTATCAATTTCACCTTCAACAGCGTTTGTCTTCACTGCATCATTGGTGAACACAGGCATATAGTCGTTCGAGAAGAACTTAAGGACGGATGCAACAGGGATAGTATACATATACTTCCATCTGTAACCATCACCAGTCGTAACAATAGAGGTAGAAGTACCAGTAGGTTCAACTGTAGAAGGTTTTCCGTTAGGATCAGAGGGAGAAGTTCCGTTGTAGATACATTTGTAAACCTGATACTGACTGTTTACAACGTAAAAGTCAGAGTCATATAGTTTAGTAGCACCAGAAGCAGCAGTCTTAGTTGGTGAATAATCGTGGCGATACATATCGTATGTAAAACCTAATCCACCAGTAGTTTGTTCTGGGGAAACCCAGTCAATTCTACGAGAAACTTGGACTGTATCAGAGGCGAGGACTCTCTTCAACGAAATCATATCATCGTAAGAACCCGAAAATTCGGAGAATGAATCTACTGCCTGCGGAGGCGAGTTTTCATTATCCCAAGATTGCGGTCTACCTATAAAAAGATAAACACGATCTCGTGTAGCACCTGCATCCGTATCGGATTGAGTTGCGTCTGGACCTTCGAGAGCCTTAATAAATTTTAATGCTGAAAAAATCCTAAATTGATCAGTTAATAGAGCTGCCATTTCCTAGTGACTAGTGTCCTCTTGTTTATTTATGTCTGTTACGAACGAATAGATGTGTCGTACTCTATTCTTTTAATTCTATATACCGCACCACCGTTACCTACTGCGTTTTCACCACCAAGTATTGCTTGTGCTGAAGCACCTGCACCAGTGGTATCAGAACCAGAACGTTGGAAAACAACAAATGGGTGAGTATGGAATGAAGCATCTATAGATTGTTTATATCCATATCCACCATTAGTGATAGTTATATCACCAATTTGGTCTCCAGCAGTTGTCATAGTAATAGTTCCAGTTGCCTGTATATCACCAATCCCTCCACCCCAAGGAATGTCTGTGGGACTATTATTCCATGTTGGTGAGAAAGACCCAGCTGCCCTAACCTCATTTTCTGGTGAAGTTGGTCCTTGAATATCTAATGTTGGTATTGCAGTATAGTTAGTACCTGGATCTTGAATAACAAAATCTATTATAGTACTATTATGTGAGAACTCATATAATAATCCACCCATACCAATATTAACATTACCTGTATTATATGGAACAATATCTTTTAATGTCAATACTGAATTTAGAACATCCCAAGAAACTACTGTTCCTCTAACTCCAGAAACAGATCCCGTAACCAATTCATTAACACCAAATGCTATTCCATTACCAGTTGGACCATCTAGATATAATTTAACTTCTGCTGTATGTTCTACACCATCACTTAATGCTCCTGCAGCACTAACTGTTGAATATTTAAATGGTATACTTGCATCCTTAATTTGGTTACCTATCTGGAATAATGTAGTATTCTGTCCACCAAGAGTTTCTTCAATACCATATAATGAATTATATATTCCTCCATCAAGAGAGATTTGATCTTCAAAATCAGTTCCAGCATTAATAAGATCTGGTATACCATCTCCAGCACCATCTTGTTCAGCAATATCTTCAAATTTCTTCTCTGCCATTAGTCCTATAGGAACAGTTAAAGTAACAATACCTGGTCCATCCTCATCATCTAACAGGATATGAGGATTAAATCCACCAGGGGCAGTAGATGCAATTCCAGCATCAAACTGTACAATAGCATCTTCAGTAGATGGAATACCACCATCAATAAATGCCAATTCATCAACTTCAAACGTAACTAAAAGTTCTCTTGTAGAAGGATCCCAATCATATACTTTAGCAACTTTGTTACCAGCAGACTCAATCTTTCTTATAACTCTATCACCAACATTAAATTGATAAGTTGAAATACCTTGATTATTATTCTGAGTACTATCTAATATTATCCTCTGATCATAATTAAAATTAACACCTCTAGTTAAACCAGAGAATTTACCTTCTGCTCTAGAAGTATAAGCAATGGTTTCCTTATTAAGAATAATCTCACCTGATCCTGGGAAAGCATCGGTATTATCAACAAATATATCTGTATCATTTGCAGAGACATCCTTAACAAGACCTGTAAGGAAATTAGCACCAGAATTATATGCCTGTCTTGCTCTAGTCTTACGTTTAAGATTAACTAACTTAGTAAAGATTATATTTGGGGGAGCAGTATATCCACTACCAGGTTCAGTAACAACTATTTCACTAATAGAACCTTGAGAAATTCTTGCTTCTGCTTTTGCACCTAATCCACCACCACCAGTAATTAGAATATATGGAGGTTCTTCATAATACTCACCAGCATCAACAATAGATATATTCCTAATTTTACCAAGAGTACTAATTTCTGCAGCACCTTGAGCACCTTGTCCACCACCACCTTCAAATATAAGAGTTGGTGGAGTTGCATATTCTCTACCACCATTCAATAATGATAGACCAGTAACTGTCTGTACAGTAGGTGTACCTATTGCACCAGTACCTTGACCACCTAAAATTCTTGCTGTTGCTGGACCGAAATAATTATCACCCTTCTTAGTCATCTTAATATAAGATACTTGTCCAGGATTATCTTCACTTAATACAATTTCACCTGCTGCACCACCTGGGAATATATTATTAACAACACCTAATGTATCTCCTTCAAATGTGGGAACACCATAGAATTTTGGACCTATAACATATGGATATACAGGATTACCTGAACCATCTTCAGTCATAAAGTATGCATAAGTTCCATTTGGATACTCAGGAGTTACAGCAAATCTACCATTATATTCATCAAGAGTTCCTTGATCATCCCAAATATTATCTTCTGTTAAATCTCCAAGAACATATCCATCCTGAACAGTTCTTATTCCTATTCCTGAAGTAGTATAACCAAAGAAATATAATGCCAATGGTGCATCTACAGGAACCAAAAATCTAATCTCTCTTGTAGTAGCAGCATTAAATCCAGAGTTATATGCAGCATAATTTACCTCAGCACCATCTATCCAATAACTAATACCAACTCCTTGGTATAGATATGTAGAATCTTGAGGAGTACCTGATACATGCCAACCATCTTCTGTAGCAGATAATAGCATCTGATTATCATCATTACTAGCATCATTCTGTTGGAAAACGTATGTCTTACCTCTTAAAAGATTTAAGAAAGGTACTTCAGATCCATCAATATTATACTTACCATTAGCAACAGTTACAGCATATGTTACTGTCGATACAGTTACTACATCAGGTCTAGCACCAGCTAATTCATTACCTGTTTTTAATCTATATCCAGATGTCTGCCTTACAGCAGTACCACTAGTATCATATGCCCAAGGTCCATAAATTGGATATCCATCATAAGACATACCAAGAATCTTAGAGTGTCCATCAGTATGTCTACTATAATCTGGAGTACCAGCATTATCATAGAAGTCAGTAATATAATAATCGTTAGTTGGTGTATGATCCTCAACAGTAGGATCTAATACCATATATCCTTCATGACCTGCATACCCAGACATATATCTATGATTCTTACAATAATAATAGATACGATTAGACTCATCACTATTCATAATGAATAGAGGTTGCATCTCATTCTCATAATCTGTAGATGGTGCAGCACTAGCACCTGTACTATTATAATAAAGTGTACCTCCATTTAATAAACCATCCTGTGTCGTACTAAATTGCATAGGATGACCATCTACATGATGATGTCCAGGAGAATTAGTGGCATCAGATTGATTCCATATAATCAAATAATTTGCTTGTACTTTAATATCTTCGGGAGAAAAATAATATTGACCTGGTACAAATGCACCAAATTCTGCAGCATCAGCACCAAAATCAATATAGAAAATACCATTAGGAAATGTTATTACTGGATCAGAAATTCTAAAACTAAAACCAGTAGAACCTAAAAGAACATCATCTTCAGAAAATGTATTTTTAAGATCTCTAAGGTAAATATGTGTTATGTTACCTAAACCATTTCTTACAACCTTTGCAATTTCACCTTTAGCATTACCACCAATTTCATCTACAGTTCTTCCAACTTCAATAGTACCCAATGTTTCATCAACATTTTCAACTGGAAGCATTACATTATCAAATTCTACTTTAATATTCCAAACAAACTGCTGTTGATTACCCCATTCAAACACACCATTCTTTAATGCAAATTCTCCATTAACTTTACTTGATTGATAATAATATTGACTCCCATCAATTACTGCATCATAGGCACTGTTATCTTTAATATGACTATGTTTTACTGTATCAATAGTAAATCCTGGAGGTGGACTTCCATCTGGTCCCCATTCTGGAGTATGAAGTAAAGCACCATTCGCCAAAATTCCAATTGCTTTATCCTGATGAAATTCTCTAGTATCAGGGTTAGGAACATCTTTACCTCCCCTATAGATAAATTCTTGATTAAAAGTACGATCTATTATTGCTTCGCCAATGGTAACTGCACCAGAGGTTGCAGATTTAAATGTATGAACAGTTGTATTAGTTGCTGGTGCAGATGCTAATACTTGTACTGTAATTGATGTAGAAGTAGTAGAAAGTATTGGTATAGCAGTGTTATGTACTGGATCACCTGGACGAGGATATGTGTGATCTGTTGCGTGATCATCCTCAGCACAAGTAAATGTTAATGAATTAGTTGCTATTCTAATACGTTCACCTACAGCATGAGTATGAGTACCAATGGTCAATTCCATCAAACCACTAGTAGGATTATAATCAACTTGACCAGGTGTATATTGTTTAAAATCAGCACCAACTCCACCTCCAGGTGCTCGTTCTTCTATAAGTGGTGTTGGTTTTGGATGATTATCAGAAGTGATAGTTACCCTATCTGTAGTACCATCAAACACTCCTCCAGTTGGAGAATTTGGATGATCTTGCCATATCTTATTAATATTAAAAGAATCAACTACATTAGGTGTATCCTGTGATGGTACAATTTGTAATCTAAGAGGATCATATCCTTTACCTCTTTCCAATACCCTAACGTGTATAATCTTACCAGAGTCACTATCAATAATAGGATATAATAATGCTTCTTGATCTGGAGTACCACAACCAGTTACAGTCAAACGTGGTGGATCATTTACAAGATATCCAATACCTCCGTCAACTACTCTTACCGCACGAACCCCAAAAACTTCATCAAAAATTGGTTCAATTACAGCACCAGATCCAGAAACAGTTCTTGCCATTTATATTAACCTACTACTATAATATTTCCTTGCATTGCTGCATGGAGTGTACATTGATAATATAAATTTGTTGGAGCATCCATTGGAACAGTGAAATATAAAACAGCAGTTCCACTACCAGTTTGTCCATCTGTATATGGAGTACCACTTAAACCTTGACTACTTTGTATCCTAAACGGATGAGCACCAGCTTGAACAGTATTATCAAAAGCATAAGTCTGACCTCTCATAACATAAAGATCTGGATCTACAGTTGCACTAGCAAATCCAGGTCCAGCAATAGTATAGTCATTAGCACCAGTTGCATTAACTTCCCACCAAGTAATAGGACTACGAGTAGGGATCCAATTAGTTCCATTATAGAATAATGAATCACCCTGCACTAAACCAGTAGTATCTGTATCTGTTAAGGCAGCAAAGGTTGTTGTTAAATTACCAGAGAAATCTATTGTTAATTCATCACCAGTAATAGATGTAGTAATATTTGTACCACCAGTAACAGTTAATGTGTCTGTCTGACTATTAGCAGTTGTAGATCCAGTATCACCAGCAATTGTAGCAAATAAGTTTACAGAACTAACCCCTGCAGAGTCATCTGCTGGTTGCCACTTACTACTAGTATCATTCCATTTTAAAACTTGATTATTTGTAGGAGCAACAGTTGTAGTATCAACATCTGCTAATAAATCAACACTAGAATATTCACTTACTAATTTTGCTCTTACATCACCAACACCACCTGTAGTAATGTTAATGTTTACATAAGGATTATCATCACCATCTACAGTAAAGAAGAATCCTGGATAACTTGCAGCAGCAGGTGCATTACCTATTGCAGCAAATTCATTTTTATATCCTACTTTCGTAGGAAAGTCAATACTTCCTGTCGCACCATCAAAAGTAGAAGTAACACCACCAACACCGAAAGTAACATCGCCTGTTCCGTTGGGAGCAAAACCAATGTTTCCATTAGACGTGGATATGATAGAATTTCCATTTACATCTAATGCTGCTGTTAATGATGTGAGATCTGACGGTAAAAAACTACTTCCATTATATCGCAAAACCTGTCCAACCGCAGGGTTCGTGACACTAACCTGTAGATTAGTACCATTACCAATTGCGGAATATATCTCATTAAAATTGTCGTTAACCTTGTCGCCACCACCACGGAGGGTATCCCCCGTGTTGTCATTAGCTACCGTACCAAGGTTTAGTAATTGTTTAGCCATTACTCGATATACTTTTTTTAGTTATTTATGGGGTTTCGGGGTCTACCTCTTCTTCACCGTATAGTGAAAGATCGGGTGCAGTCCAATCATCTGGTACAGTTGTTTCAACTGTGATGTCTGGTTTTGTGTATCCAGAACCAGAAGCATTGATTTCAACTCCAGCAACACCGACTAGAGCATTAATAGTACCTTCAAAACCAGATATAGAGTCAACCCTTACATTTGGTCTAGATGTATAACCAGATCCACCAAAGGTGACCTGTACTTGTTCAATGTATCCTGAAGTTAGATTTGCTTGTCCTTTAGCATCCTTACCAAAGACTGATCCGAGATAGTCAAAGGTGATTAAGGAGTTTGAAGACTCAATAACAGCAACCTCTCTGTCTGCAGTCTCACCTTGGATGTCAATGAAGTCACCTGGTTCGACTGGAGGTACAACCTCAGCAGCATCAACGTCTGCCTCAGAACCAACGTAGGAGAATCCAACGAATGTTGAACCTACACGAGGAACTTCAGAGAAGATGATACGTGAACCAACGATCTCAAAACCTACGCCTGGTTCCTGTATAACACCATTCAGAGAAACAACAATATTGTTTTCTGGACGTATGGTAGATGATTGAACACCATCTGTAAGAGTTAGTGAGTAGAATACATCATTACGCTTGAGGTTGAATGACTGACGTAAAGAGTCGAACTCGAATGAAATATCATCTAACTGTCTCAACTTACCTACGTAGAATCCTGTGAATGATGCACCCTCTTCTGGTGGTTCTGTAAACTGGATCTTATCTGAGTATGCGGTATATGCATTAGTACCACCTGGAGGTTGTAGAATACCATTAACGAATACGAGGAGATGTCCAGCAGGATCTGGAAGGTACTGCGTACCGTTATCAATTGATAATGGGAATATTGTTGTTTCACCATCAAATCCCTTGAATGCTCGTTTAACACGTGCAACCAAATCAACTTTAGCTATAATAGCAGCTTTATATCCATCCTTACTAATAACATAATCTTTCAAATCAAATGCTCCTCTAAGATCACTTAGATAAAGTCTCTGATTAATTCCAACTGTTCTTATATCTTGTACCAATGCTGCTGCTTGTCCAGATTGTACAACTCTTGTTATAACAGATGCATAACCAACTGGGAAGTTATTTCCTATTCCATAGTCACCTACGAGATCACCATTAGCAAAGTTACCTTGATATTCAGCAACGTATATAAATCCACTACCAAGATCAATTTCTGTGATAATACCCCAAGTATTGAAGTCTTGAATACCACCATTAACCTTATAAAGTCTGTTACCAACAGTGAATTGATCCAATCCACTTACTACCGTTACACCAAGGCGAGTATATCCAGCAGATGCAACTCTATCACCAACAGTAATATCAAGACCAGCAAATTTACTTACTTCAATATATTGTCTAGAAACCTCTGGATAAACAACAGAAGTATGTTCAAACAATGCAGTCATTGAAGCAGTATCAACTGTCAAAGTACCACCAGTATTATCAAGTACAGCAGCTTCTGTATTTGCAAATACTATAGGAGTTGCTTCAGCACCACTATCATATCCCTTGAATGGAATATCAGCATCAAATGAACCCCTAAGATCAATGATATGAATACGATCTTCTATAGCAGATACAGTTCCTTTAACATTAGAAGTTTGACCAACTACAACATCAGCAACTGACCAAGTTCCTCCAGTTACGACAACATCAAGATACTTGAAGTTATCATCATAATGGAATCCATATACAGTACCATTAACAGCAGCATCACCAAATTTCTGAACAACTTCGTTCATAGTGAATGGTGGCTGAAGAGTTACTAACTGATCTGCAGCATCTGTAATATCACCAGTAATACGTAATCTCTTATAGATCTTAACAATCTTACCTTCGTTAACAGTTACTGTTTCAACTTCTCCAGATGAACCTGATGATAATCCATATATCTGATCAGCAGGATTTAATCCACCACCAACACCAGTTGGTAAACTTCTATTACCATAAGTGTAAGTAGGAACAGTAATACCATTATTTGTTAGTATGTTTGTATAATGACTATCATCTTTTAACTGATTTGTAATAATATTAATATTGCTACGGATACATCTAGCAACAGCATCTACATTATAATGTCCAGCGACAAATTGATCAAAGTATCTAAGGAATCCAGAAGCAGTTGCAGGATTAGCTAAGGTATCATTTAGAGCTCTAATTGAATAATCCTCTAGTCTCTCTAATGCATATGTCTTAACATTGAATTCTGCATCAGCATAGAATGTTTGACCAGCTTGAGAGACATATGGATCTATAGTACCCTTATTAAGTTTAGCACCCCACATATACATTCCACTACTACCATCACCAGTATAAAGAATTTGATTTGCTTCATTATAAACTAAGAACATAGCACGTAGTTCAGAGAAACCAAATGATATTGTTGTTGTGATATATGCTCTATACCAACCATCCCCATAAGGAACAGAACCATAATCATCACCTGTAATACCACCTTGAGGAATAAAGAGAGTTCCAGCAGTACCATCAGCTGTATCTAAGTCAAAGAATATATTTTGTTCTCCAACTGTACCAACATCAAACTGAAGTCCAAAACGAACTTTAGAATATTCATCTGCCTTAAAGAATACTGAGAAAGTATAAGTCTGATTATCATCATCTGTACCAGCACCACCTTCATCAAATGAATTGGTAGTATCGTCAAACTTGATAGATCCATCATCCCAAGTATCATAAGAAGAAAGACTGTAATTTCTGTAGATGAAATGATAATTGGTATTTGTATAACCAATTAATTTTTCTGCAGTTAAAGTTGAATCAGGGGCAGTTGCGAAGTCCTCACTCACAACTATAGAATAAGGAGTCCAAACCCAACTAATCTTCTCTGGATAAGACCAAAGATTCAAACTTGAAGATTGTCCACTAACATTAGAAGAAATATTTCTAGCAAAAGCAAGTGTCTGAACATTTCCTGGTTCGGTATACCACTTATAACCAGTACCAACACCACCAGTGACAATTTCTGCCATCGCATTACTGCGAGTTCCTTTCAAGATATCTCCACTACCCCATTTTTGACCAACCCATTCACCAACAATTAATAATTGTTGATCAACATCATATTCTAATACTACAGCAGTTCCTGATGTACTATTTGTACTCCAAATCTGTTCACCATTTTCAAAGTTACCAACAACATCTTCAATAGTAATCTTATATGCAAGAGTAGTTTTTGACTCATCTGTAGTAATAAGATCGTGTGATAAGTTAGTAATAACTTCATCAATCCAATCATTATAAAGCCAAGAACCACCACCAAATTGTTGAGTTACAAGAGTTGTAATCTCTTCCTTATAATAGTTTCTATTATAGATTAAATTCTTAGCAGCACCTCTAAATGCTCTCTTACCTGGGGCAAGAACATTGAGTGCAATATTTAATATCTCTTTCCATCTAGAAACAACTTCAGCAACATCTGCTGCATTTGGAGTTAATGTATCTCTATATGCAGTATCTGTAGTGAAAATAAAGTTATAAGCAGGAGCAGGTTGTCCACTATTAAAATCATACAATCTATTCTGAATAGCATGCTCACCCAACCATCCTAATTGCTCTAGTGCCCAAGTTGTTGCTAACAACTCTTCTTCAACATTTATAATCGTTGTATTAGCTGATAAGTATAATTCCATAGCAGCTAGAGTACTATTTGTACCACCAGTCTGTAAGTCAGAAATCATTGATGTTATAATCAATTTAACATCTCTCTGACAAGTTACTTCACCACCTGGTTCTGGATAAGAGAAAGCGGAATACTGACTACCACCAAGATCGTAAGTAAATTCTTGAGTTGTTAATTGTGTGATTTCACGAGCAATTGCCTGTCTATTGAAGTATAATCTATCTGCAGCAATTGCATAAGTCTCAGATGTAGGTGCAATGATATCATTGGCAATAGTAACTAAGTTATCAATTGCATTTTGTACGTTTGCACAATCACCAGGAGCAGTAACACAATTACTAACAGCAGATACAAATGAATGTGTATAATTACCACCAGCAATTACAGCACCAGCAGCTGCACTAACGAATGTATGAGCAGCAGTATTACTAATAGGACCAGGAGCTGAAGGATTGTTTACATTAATTGTAATTGTATCCTCAGTTACTCCCATTATTTGTATAGCAGTATCGTATACATAATCTTCACCATTACCAGTATTAGCACCAGTTGAACGAGGATATTTACCATTCGCAACACCTGAACCAGGATTACAAGAGAATGTTAATGAATTTGGAGCAAGTTTAATACTATGAGACATAGTTAAATTATGTCCACCAATAGTCAATATTAAATTACCAGTAGTAGGATTGTAATCTGCAGCAGATACATCATAAGTTACAATTGGAGATGTTCCAATATTAACCGTAATTGTTGTAGAAGTTGCTTCAACAATACTAACTTCCTTCATTCCACCAATAGGATCCAATGGTCTTGGATATGTCTTATTAGTTGCATTACCATCCATTGCACACTGGAATGTTAATGAATTATCATCAATAGTAATGCGTCTTCCAACTGCCAAACTATGAGTACCAATAGTAAGTACTAATAAACCAGTCGATGCATCATAAGTTGCACCAGTTGGAGTAAATTCAGTTTCAACATCCTGAGTTATACCCCAATCACCAACAACAATCTTATCTGTATTAGTAGAATCTAAATCACCAGTGATTGCTTGCTTCATATAATATGCTAGACGCTCATGAGCATAAGCAGATTGGAATACTTGTAAACGAATATGAAGTAGAATATCATTAGCACCAAGATATCTCTTAGCAACATTTACGGTATGGAAATTACCGCCTGCTCTCATATCCTTAATAAATTCTGTCAATATTTGTGCAAGGTCAGTCTTACAACGTAAAGTACCAGCACCAGTACCATCTTGGTTTCTAGGCATATCCAAAGCAAGATCTGGATAACGCTGTAACATATCATATGATGCCTTGTCCACAATAGGACCAGCATTCATTTCGACTAATTCTGCAGCATCTTCATACCTATACTTACTTGCTGCACCAATTCTATTTGTATAGATGATGTCATCAGATGCATTATGATTATTAACTGAGAATAATTCCTCATAGAAACTGTAAACTCTACCACCAAGGAATTCTGTAGGTGGTGATAATTTACTAATTGATCCTAAATGATCTACTGGACTTGCTGCATTTGCATCTTCCAATGTATCAGTAACAATATCAATTAGGTTTTCAATCGTAGTTGTAACATCGGCACAATCCCTATGATTGTAATCCATAACAGTAATGGATCTACTATCAGCAGAAACAAATCTATGTTGTTGTAATACTTGCTTAACAGCACCAGGAGTTGCACTATCAAATGTATGTGTACTTGCAGGACTATATGTAATATTATTAGAACTAGCATTACCAGTATACGTATGACCATAATCACCACCAGTTGTTATAACTGATCTGCTAATAGAATTAGTAGCAGCTGGATTGCCAGATACAAATGAATGACTAGCAATATTAGTTGAAGGTATAACGTCAAGAACTTGTACTTCAAAAGTATATCCTGTAAGATTGGTAGATAGAACTTTCAACCACTTACCACTAGCAGGGTCTTGAGGACGTGGATATGTATGCAAAGTAGCAAAGTTATCCTTACTGCAAACGAATGATAATGAATTATCGTCAAACTTAACATATTCACCTGCATCCATATTGTGAATTATATTAGTTGTAATCCTCATTATACCTGTGTAGGCATTATATACTGCCCCAACTGGTGTATATTTCTGATATACAGAATATAAAACGTGTTCACTAGTATTACTAATAGCACCATTAGATACGTTAATAGTAATAGTAGTTGAAGTTTTAGCAGTAATTGCGTGTGCCTTATTATATCCCCAGTCACTTGTACGTGGATAATAATGAACTGTATTACCACCATCTTGGGCACAGATAAATCCAAATGCCTGTTTAGCAACTTTTACACTATCACCAACATCAAGATCATGAGCACCGATATCAATTATCATATTACCAGTAGTAGGATCAAATGCAGTTGCAGAACCAGCTACTGTTGAAGGATTGTAACCCTTAATAGGAGACTTACCAACATTGACTTCAATAGTACCGTTCTGAGCTCTGATACCACTTGTCTCTGCAGACATAAAGAAGTGAGTTGAAGTATCTGAAGATATTCCTACATTAACTTCAAATGTATCATTTGTCTTATTAGAAATCTCCATCCATCTTCCAGATGAAGGATCTGTAGGACGTGGATACTTATGATCTGTTGTATAACCATCTAAGAAACATCTAAATGTTAATGACTCATCAACGATTTGAATGTAATCTCCATTGCTAAGACCGTGATTTGTAAGTGTAATTTCCATTACTCCAGTCGAAGGAGTAAATGTAGCATCACTTGCAGTACCTGAATTATAGAATACATCAGTAACTTCAATTGATTTACCACCACCATAAGGATCGGTTGATCTTGGATATGTCTTAGTGGCACTGTTGCCATCCATATCACAAGTAAACTGTAAACTATCATCAGCAATAACAATACTAGAACCTTTACGCATTCCATGCTGTCCTATTGCCAATGTTAAATTACCAGTTTCAGCATCGTAAGTAGCACCAGTTGGTGTAAATGTCTGGTTAGTTCCAGGAGTACCTACATTAACAGTTACAATAACACCACTAACATTAGTAACTTCTAATTCTTTACCTGCTGCACGAACATCGTGTCCAGGTCTAGGATAAGACTTAACGGACTGGTTATTGTCCATTGCACAAGTAAATTTAATTGCATTGTCATCAATGGTAATCAAATCACCTTGAACTAAACCACTATTAGGAATAGTCATCTCTAAATTACCACTAACTGTATTATAAGTGGCAGTCTCAACATTCAATGCTTTATAATTTCTGTTTGATCCAAAATCAGTTGTTCCTACATTAACTGTAAATGTATCTGTATTGAATTTTGTAATTGGTAATACTTGTTTGTAAGAAGGATCAGTTGTACGTGGGTAAGTATGATTGGTAGTACCATCATCCATTTCACAAGTAAATGTTATTGAATTTGCATCAATAGCAATTGCCTTTCCTTTCTTATGGAAACAAGCTGGATCTGCACCAGTTAAAGTATGTGTATAATTACCACCAGTTCTAATTACTGCCCTTGTTAATCCATTAGCAACAGCAGACTGGAAGTAATGAGTAGTTGTATTTGAAGATACTCCAACATTAACAATAAAGGTATCTTTAGTAACACTAGAAACTGGTATATACTTTCCACTAACAGGATCAGTAGAACGTGGATAAGCATGATCCGAATTCTGACTATCTTCATCACAACGGAATGTTAATGAACCATCAGCAATCCAAACCAGATCACCATCCTCAAATCCGTGGTTAGGAATAGTGAGAGTCATCGAACCAGATGCAGGAGTAAATGCTGCATTAGTTACAGTAAACTGCTCTCCACCAGATTGGAATTCGTGTGTATAATCACCACCAATTGTGAATGCTTCCAAACTACTTCCATCAGCAGTACCAGTATTCCAAATGTGGGTGTATTGTCCACCACACTTAATAGCATTCGCTGCAGCAGATTGGAATACGTGTGTAGAAGTATTTGAAGATATACCAACATCAACAGTAACTACACCAGTTGGTCTACTGAATGCAAGAGGAACAGCAGATACGAAAGTATGTGTAGAGGTATCACTAGATCTACCAATGAAGACATCGAATGTATCTGTCTGTACATTGAATAGAGGTAACCATTCATAGAAAGAAGGATCTGAACGTCTTGGATATGTATGATTAGTTTGATCATTATCCTTAGCACAAGTAAATGTTAGTCCACCTTCCTCAATCATAATCTTATCATTTGCCTTAACTATTCCATTAGCAGTTGCTCCAGTCCAAATGTGAGTTGACTGATCAGAGATCTTTTGCTCACCAAATAAATTACCAGCAAGAATTCCGAAGCTATTCGTTTGAACATTAAAGATTGGGAAGAACTTACCACTTAAAGGATCAGTTGGTCTAGGATATGAATGACTAGTACTATTACCATCTAAAGCACAAGTGAAGGTTAAAGAATTATCTTCAAGTTTAACCATATCACCATTTTGGAATCCGTGGTTAGCACAAGTAATTTCTAATACACCTGTTGTAACATTAAATGCTGTACCAGATTCTGCAGTCTTAGTAGTTGGAGCAGTATAATTATGTCCTGGTTTTGTTAATGTTAATACACCTGTTATTGGATTATATCCAGCAAGATCTGGTGTGAATTGTGTAACCTTAACATCCTGAATAAACGTTGCTGTATTATATGCATAGTCAGCACCACCAGGAGCATTAGAACCAGCTGCACGAGGATATGTCTTATCTGTTGTTTGTCCATCAAGATCACAACGGAATGTTAATGAATCTTGCTCAATGAAGACAGAATCACCAGCTCTAGTGATAGCATTATTAACACAACTTACAAATGTATGAGCATAATCACCACCAGTAATTACAGCACCAGTAGAAGCAGCAGTTAAAACGAAATTGTGTTGACCGTTATGACTAATTGCAGTTCCTGGTGACTCGTTAACATTAATAGTGATAGTTGTTGCATCTGCTGCAGTAATTGTACAAGCAGTATTGTATGCGTAATCCTCATTATTGTTATTATTTGTATTAGCACCATATGATCTTGGATATGATTTTTGAGTACTGAATCCATCAGCACCATAATCACAAACAAAGACTAATGAATTATCTTTTAATCTAATACTTGTTCCTATTGAAAGACTATGTGAACCAATTGTAAGTACTAAATCACCAGTTCCAGAATCATAAGTCGCATTAGTAACATCGAAATCTAATTGTGGAGAAGAACCGACCTGAACAGCAAATGTGTCATCAGTTACAGTACCAATAGCCATCCACTTTCCAGACTTAGGATCAGTGGATCTTGGGTAAGTATGGTTAGTGCTATTTTGGTCTAATGCACAAGTAAAGGTTAAAGCATCATCAGAAATTTTAATTTTATCCCCTACCATAAATCCGTGGTTAGGAATAGTAAGAGTCATTACACCAGTTGCTGCAACATAACTTGCTGTTGTTGCTGTATGTCTAGTAGAATCTTTAAGCCAATGGTTACCCAAAGTAAGATCCATAATACCTGTAGCAGGATCATAATCAGCAGCAGAAGGTTGGAATGTAGAGAACTTACTAGTTCCAACATTAACAGTGATAGTATTGTTATGCTGCTTAATAGCACCACTTACTCCAGAAACGAAAGTATGGGTATAAGCACCGAATGAAGTCTTACCAACATATACATCGAATGTAGTACTAGTTGCATCTTCTACAACACTCCATCCATTCCTATAAACTGGGTCAGTCTTACGAGGATATGCGTGGTTTGTAGCATAACTATCTTTACCACACTTAAAGGTTATAGCACCTTCTTCAAATCTAACTAACTCACCAGCAACTTTAACTGCAGAAGATGTAACTAAACCTACACAAGTATGTGAACTAAGATCTTGTGAATAACCTACAAACAATTCAAAAGTATTTGTAGATACATTTTGTGCCTCAATCCACTTAGCATATGCAGGGTCTGTTGCACGTGGGTAGAAATGGTCTGTTGTTTCGTCATCTAATCCACAACGGAATACAAATGCACCATCTACAAGTCTACACAAATTACCATTATATACCTGATGACCTGGTGATGTAATCTTCAACATTCCAGTTACAGGATCATATTCTGCAAATGTTACTGTTCTAGTACTTGGTGTATTTAATTGAGCACCAATCGTAACAGTCATCATACCTGTTACTGGATTGTATGATGCATCTGATGCAGTTCTATCAATTTCAGATATACTTATAACATCTATCGCAGTTCCACGAGCAGGGTCAGTTAATCTTGGATATTGATGTTGACTATTATGTCCATCCATAGCACAAGTGAACACAAATGCACCATCTCTAAGTCTGATACTATCACCAACCATTACATTAACGTGTCCATTAAATCCAGGAGAACCAGGTGCTTTAGTACCAATTACTAAATTACCATTTAAAGGTTCATAAGATGCAGTAGTAACATCAAATGTTTTGTTATGAGTCTTACCAACATCTATAGTAATAGTATTATCTTTATGGACTATTCCATTTGGATTTGCAGACTTGAATGTATGTCCAGAAGTATCTGGTGATTTTTCAACATTAACATCAAAAGTATGAGTAGTGAGGTTAGTAATCTTATGAAGTCTACCGCTAGTTGGGTCTGTAGAACGTGGATATGAATGTTGTGTCTTCTTATTATCTAACTCACATTCAAATGTGATTGAATTATCAACAATACGTACCTTATCACCATAACTAAATCCGTGATTGTAGACAGTAACTGTCATTACACCACTAGTAGGATCATAAGATGCAAAGGCACAATCGTGTGTAGTTCCTTCATATAAAATAGGAATACTATCGTTATAGATGTAATCTACATCTCTTGGATAATACTTGGTTGATTGTAATCCATCCATAGTACATTTGAATGGAAGACTTCCTTTAGCAACCTTAATATTAGTACCTGCTTTTAATCTATGCTCACCAATAGTCATCTTAAGTAGACCTGTTGATCCACTATAAGTTGCAGCAGTTGGGTTATGAATAACGTCTGGTGTCTTACCAACATTAACTCTAAATGTTGTTGAGTTAACAACATCAACATTTAACCATCCTTGACTTGCTTCATCAGAAGATCTTGGGTACTTATGTTCAGATCTATTCTGATCCATAGTACAAGTAAAGGTTAATGATTCATCTTCTAATAAAACTTGATCATTCTGTAATAATCCGTGGGCACTAGCTGTTGTAGCTTCAAAAATACCAGTTGCAGGATCATATGAACCACCATTAATTGATATTGAAGTTGGACCAAACAAACCGTGTGATGATTTAGTTAATACTAAATCACCAGTCTTAGCATTATAAGTTGCATTGGTTGGTGTAATTTTAGTAGTATTTCCACCACCATCTTCAGTAATAGATGTATCAAATGTCTGTTTTAAACCATGATGACCTTGAACTTTCCATTCATCGTTAGTTACGATGAAGTCCAACATCTGCTCTAATTTACCATATGTCCAGACAGTTTCAATAACTTCCTTTTCAACATTAAGAAGTTGAACATTATTAACATCTGATCTATCAACATAGTAAGATGCTGCATCCCAAATCTTATTATTAGCACCATTACGTAAATCAGTAGCAATAGATCTACAAATATCTTTAACATCATCTTGACAATTTATGCTACCATTAATAACAGTGAAATCTGGGAATTTCTGTTCTAGTAGATATACTGCCTCTTGAGCAATAAACTCTAAGTTAGACTCTATTAAAGTAGCAGCATTTTTATATCTGTTACTATTTCCAACGAAACCTCTAGAAACTGCTCTACCAACATTAACTGTAATTGTTGTACCAGTTGTAGCAGTAACATCTATTGCAGTATTATATACAGGGTCAGTTGTACGTGGATAAGTATGCTCTGTAGCGTGAAGATCCTTAGAACAAGTAAACTTCAACTTGTTAGCACCAATGGTTACAGTATTAGATGTTGTGTAACTATGAGAACCAATTAGAAGTATTAAATCACCTGTCTCTGGATCGTATGATGCATCAGTAACATCTTTTATAGTACCATCATTAAATGTAAGAGCTGAACCAGCAGTTCCACCAACATAAGTATGGGCTCCCACATAACGTACACTAGAGATTATAGAATCATTATTGAAGTATTCACCCTTAGTAAATGACTCAGAACCAGACCAATCATCAGTCCAAATTTGTCCATCTTCTCCATCAAAATGTAATAATAGTTTTGTATTAATATCACCTTGGAACATACCAGATGGAGTTGCAAAACCTGCTGCATAACGAGCAATATTAGATACTCTAATTTCATCAAAGTGTCCAGAGTATCCAGTAGAACCATCACCTGCAATACCAATAAACATTGGTTTAGCAGCATATGTTGTATTATCTGTACCAGTTCCAGCTTCAACACCATCAATATAAATTTTACCAGTAGTTCCACTTCTAACATAAGCAATATGATACCAAGTATCAGCAGCTAATGTGGTTCCACCAGTAGTAACAAGATCACTACCATTAACATTCAAACGAACTTGACCACTAGACATATACAATCTAAGAGCAACCTCAGTTGCACTAGCTGCTCTAGTATCAATCATATCTACTGTTCCAGTTAAAGCAGCTGCAACAGGTCTGCAGAAGAATTCTACAGTAAAGTCACCAGTACCAAAAGCAATTTCACTATTTGTGAGTTCGTAAATATAGTCATTTGCTGCTGCTAGATACAAAGATGTCTTTCCAAATTTCTTTTGATCAGTGTCTAATTGAGCACCACCTTCAAATGTGAAGTTAAAATAATCTTGACCATTAGATTTAGATCTACCAATCTTACCAAGGAATACTATATTACGTGCTTGATTATATCCAATAACTTCAGCTTTTGTATCACGACTTCTAACTACTTGACCAGATCCAAAGAATCCACTTCCTTCTTTATCATAGAAAGCTAGTTTTCTAACTCTTCCTTCTTCACCAGCAGTAAAATCTCCAATGTTATTACCATATTCAACTTTCCAATTCCTTACCATTTCCTCTAATTGGAAATCACCAACTTTATTATCAAATGGAATCACATAATTATTAATTTGTTCGTTAGCAGGGAAACTAGAATCAAAGTTGGTAGCGTAATCAGTAAAATCAACAATACTTACTTGAGACTTAGAAATATTATCTAAGACAATATTTGGATATGATGTAGATGTAATTCTGTTGAATAATAGACCAAAGAATGAAGATCCAGGAGAAATGTCAACCTGTCCAATAAATTCTTGAGTTACAGGATCTTGATATGCACTGGTTGCAGTAACTGTAGCAACAACACCAGATCCAGCACCAATAATAACATCATTTAATTGGATATTAAAGAGACCTGGAGTTGACTGATATGTACCAGCAGTCTTACTTAAAGTAAGATTGTCAGTAACTTTAATATCAGTACTATACATTGGAGTATTTTCTGTTTGTGAAACAGCAGTTGTTCCAACCTGACCTCTAACTACAGTTAATGTAGTTGAATTTACACCATCTGTCATAGATTGAATTTCAAATATTTCAGATCCAAATCTAAAACTATCATTTTCATTTAAATCAATTGTTCCAGCAGGTAGTGGAATTTCTCCACCTTCAAGAGGAATTACTTCAAATGATGTAGTTGATGCACCTATAGCATAACGTAACTTACAAACTGGAGTTTCAGAACCAGTTTCTAAGTTAATAGATTCCACCTTAGCAGTATCTCCAGCTAAGTTAGTTACAGTCTCACCAAATGTGAATAGACCGATATTACTAACATCTACTTCAGAAGCTAAATTACCAGAGAATCCAGTTGCAGAAACAGTACATAATTCACTACCAATGAAGACACCTTCAGTAACATAACCAGTAATAAAGTTACCAACAACTTTAACTACCATGAATCTAGCACCAGAAGCAGTACCAACAATAGTATTACCAATAGAAGGATAAATACCACTCACATTACTGAATGTAAGTTCTCTAGTAGATATTGTACTAATACTAATATTTGCATACTTAACACTTGCTGGTGGTTTTGGTGGTTCAGTGAATACAATAGAATCTTGTAAAATGTTAAATGCGGTACCTGGATTCTGTACAACACCATTAAGAACAATCATCAACTGATTTGCGTTAGCAACAACAGTACCACCATCAACAGTTAGAGGGAATGATGTTCTTTCACCATCGAATAGATGATCAATATTATCAACTCTCTGTACAACAGATGTCAAAATATTCTCAGAAGATGTCAATCTCTTCTGTCTGAATAGTACTTCTGTATTATTAAACTCGGTATAGATTGGTTCAACAAGAGCAAAACTTTGAATATTAGGAACAATTGCCTCTTGAGCAAGTTCAACTGATTTAGTTAACTGGAAGAATGTCTCTTTATTAGGAATTTGACCATATTCATTCAAGTTCAACTCACCAAACACCTTAAATGATGCAGGGTGAACGTTCCTAATTAGAATTTCTTTCCACTCACTAATAGAAACAGCAGACTTAACAGCATAAGAGAAGTCCTGATAGTAGTAAGAGTCTTGAATCTTTTGGATAATTTCAGATGGTTTACCAACATCATCGATGAATTGACCAGTAGTTTTAGTGATAGAACCAATATCTAGAACACCACGAGCAAACTTAAGGTCACTAATAGTACCAGAAGACTTAGAAATAACACCAGTTATTTGTTGACCTTCTGCAAAATCACCATCATAATCTACAATCTTAATAATTCTA